AAAATGGTGAAAGCAATTGCGTGCTTAATGGTTTCTGCTACTGTGCTAGGAACTGTCATCATTTTGAAGAAGACCGATTTGCGAGGCATCGCTTCGGACTTTTGTGAACGCCTATCTTCAGGTTCGTTGATTGATTCGGATCTGTCAAGAGACGCGTTCGCCATGGTTAATGTGGAACCTGCATCTCCTGTGCAGGGCCACACCCACGCCTCTGCCGCTGCCGCCAGAACGTCTGGAACTCGGTTTGCCAAGGTCATGGCAGCCAGTATGGGCTCACGCCTGTATTCGCTGCAAATGTCCAAGTCAGACCAACGTTTCGGGATGTCTGGTAGTCGTATGTGGTTTTGGGCAAAGGATACCAATGCTTCCAACCAATCGGACCCTACCCTTCCGAATGATCTCGTTTGGATTTGCGACGTCGATTATTATCTCGACATGCCGGCCTTTCTGGCCGAGCAGCAACGCCCTGTCCTACTTTATACTGTAGTGCCAGAACGGGCGGTCGTGACAGCTGACGATACCACCATGTATTTTGATGAGAATGCTAATTTGCATACTCTCGTCGCAGGTGGTGGTCGTTATAAGCATCCAATCTGGAACTATGGTTCGGATAGCATTATGGCTATCAAAAGCGTATTCGGCATACCTTACCGTGTAATAACGTATGCTATTGAACGTAAACAAGTCGCAGACTCTCGGCAGCTAGTTTTCCTGGCTCCTATCAAAGAGTTCGTTGGTTTGGCAGCAATTCTGGCTTGGTTCCTCTTGGAGGGATCACCGGTGTTAACCCGCTTCAACCCTTCGGTTAGTTTTTGGACGACCAAAGGCTGGCAGCATTTCACCAGGTTTTTCGTGCACACGCGCGAAGGAACCTTGGTAACTACTGCCAAAGCTGGTACAATACTTGCTGCTACCGTCCCAGCCGAACACGACGCTGCAATCGCAACTGTCGCCAGGCTCGGAACGACTAACCTTATGCTGCCGACCACTGCGAGCTGGCTTGGAAAAGAAGCCAGACATGCTGCGGCCGTTCTTACTGAATACCATCGCGTCGCCACAGGAATTAAGAGTCCCACTATCTTTCCTGTGGAACAAGGCGTACGTGCGTACCAGTATGAACCTGAAATTTACGATCAAGAAGCCAGACCTAAGTTGGTTGGATTTATGTCCCCCTTAGTGCACGCTGCTTTTGCCCCCGTTCCCAATGCCGCTGCAGAAAGACAATGTGTCAAAGGACGCATCGTCGACTTGCGCCAGCCGGAACCCAAACCTCACGCATTCCGTGAGCAGTGCATAACCGAATTTGCGGAAATGGTTGTGCAAGGCGTAACCCTTGAACCGGTCTGTTTTGAAGTTGTCTCAGCAAAACAGACGAGTGCTGCACAGAAACTGTCTTTATGTAAGGCCGTTGTGAGTGGCCCGTGGCTTAAACGCATTTTAAAATGCTTTATAAAGTCGGAAGCTTATCAGGATCCAAAAGACCCGAGAAACATTAGTACATACAATGATTCTGATAAACTTTCGATGGCCACGTTTGCCCTCGCTTTGGCTGCCCATTGCAAACAGTTCCCGTGGTATGGCCCTGGAAAAACGCCCATAGAAATAGCTCAGCGTGTAGCAGAAATCTGCTACAATGCTGAATTCGTTAACATCTCCGATTACCATCGGATGGACGGAACTATCACTATGGCGCTTCGACAGGTAGAGCGGGTGATTTGCATGAAGGCCTTTGCAAAACACCGCACTCAGTTGAATCAATTACTCAAGACGAACGTGGATAATAAATCGATACTCCCAAATGGAACCACGTTTGATCAAGGATCTTCGCACGGATCTGGATGCTCTGCAACTAGCCTCTTCCAGACCCTACGGGCTGCCTTCACAGCCTATCTCGCCTTCCGGAACAAGAAAGACCAGTCCGGAAGAGCTCTCTCACCGCGAAAAGCTTTTGAATCCCTCGGAATTCACCTCGGCGACGACGGCCTGGATGCTGACCTCCCAATCAGCAATCATGCCTGGGCCGCAGCCCGCGTTGGACTCAGTATTGAGGCCAGCGTGGTATACCGAGGGTGCAGGGGTGTCAGCTTTCTGGCACGCTACTATTCACCGGAGGTCTGGTATGGATCTCTTGACAGTATGTGTGACCCAAAGCGACAGCTCTCCAAATTCCACACTACGGTACGCTTACCTGATAGCGTCTCAAGTGAAAGAAAGCTTGTCGAAAAAGCCATGGCATACGTGGCGACCGATTCCGACACACCCGTTATTGGGCAGTTGTGTCAGCGCGTGCTCGTGCTGTCAAAACTTGCTCCCGGGCCATCTCTTGGAATCGGTAATTGGTGGTCTAAATTTCACGAATCCGTCCAGTACCCCAACTGCAATGTTGGAGGCTGGATGGACGTGGAATTTAGTGAACTCTTTCCTGAGTTCGATCGAGCTCTTTTCGACAGCTGGCTGGCTAAAACCGAAAGCCCATCGGACATTCTTAAAGCTCCACTATGCGCTGAGCCCGTCGCAGCAAAACCTGCCTCATGTGACATCGTCGCTGATCAGGATGTTGTGCCAGCACGCGCGCCAAGCGTCGAGCGTTCGATGTCCTCCGACCTCTCCAGTGAAAGCTCGAGTAAAAACAAAGAAGCAAAAGGGCGTCCCAGGAGACGTGTTAAATCCGGAAAAACCGCGCCCAAACCCCAGCAACACTCAAGTGACCTTAGTGTAGGAAAACCTAAAGTGGCTGAGCGACAGTATAGGAAAAAGGTATTGAACCCGTAACTATAAGTGTCGTAAAATATGCACCAGCTCCTCCTAAGATAATGGAAGTTGAGCTACGCCTCAG